TACGTGAGTGATCGGGTTTTTCCATCCCCCGTAGTTAATCTCCATCACGATTTGGTAGTCCACTTTATCTATAGTGAATACCAGTTCACCCAGCGTACCCGTTATGAGCCAAGTAGAGTCGGTATGCCCGCCCGGAACTAGAGGCTTCGTGGCCCCTAACGGTAGCCCGTCCGCGTCGATGTACAGAACATTCCAATACGCCCCACGGTTGTTCGGTATGCCGTTGCTTCCGTAGGTGTCGGGGTCTACCCCGTGCATGTAGTCCTTCTGGAATCCCTCCTTCGAGGTTATCTTGAACTTTATGAGCACTTCTTCGTTTTTCACATAGTCAACGGCCACTATCTGTTCGCCCGTAACGATCATCTCAGACTTAACCGCCATCTCCTCAAACTTATGCGTGTACCCTAGTGGGTCGGCAGGGGTAGTCCAGTCAGGCTTTATGGTGATAGTCCCGGTCTCTACTACCTTGTACATCTCCAGATTGGGTTCAGTGGTAGAGGTAGCCGCGCCTCCGGCGATTACCACCCTAAATATATTCCACTCTTTCTGTGTTATGGCTGCGTCTCCGTCACATGGGACGTGGGTCTTATCCTTAGAGTACAGACTGGTAGCCTTTGTCCCGTCTTCACTGAAGAACCAAGGCCGTCTAGGCTTGTCGAACTTCTCAAGACCGCTCACCTCACAGAGAAGCGCCCACCCTTTAGGTGCCTTCTGCTCATCGTACTTTGCCTTCAGGGCTTTGATAGCCTCATCCGTCAGGTTAGCCTCTATCAGTACCGACTCCAACGGCCTGCGGTAGACCTTAGTCTTGGAGCCCTCTAGGCAGATCGCCACTAGCCAGTATGTCGCGGAGTACTTGTCGGCATCCTCCTTAATCATCTTGATAAGGGAGGCCCCTAGCACCGCCCCCGGAGCTATCCCTACGATACCGCCACCCTTGTATATCTTTAGATGGTTTCCTGAGGGAGAGTACTCGAAGGCATCCGGGAATAGTCTAGTAGTAGGCCCCCAGTAGCTGAGCACGTTACGCCTGACTGCGGGTAAGGCAGCAAAGGCTTCAGCTTCGGCCTTGGCTGCGGCTTCCTCTGCCTTGGTGTACGCCTCGTCCGCCTTAGTGCTATCGTCGGCAGCTTTCTTGGTGTCCTGTATCGCCTTCTGTAGCTCCGCTGCTTTGGCTATGTTGACCGCTTGCGCTACCGAGTAGTTATAGGCGGCTTCGGCTACAGCGGCTGCACCGGAGTTAGCCATTGCGGCTACCTGCTTCTTACAGTAGTCCTCGTAGACTACAGCGTTATGCGCCACGATAGTAGCTACCTTTTCGTCTTCTACCTTCTGCTTTGCGTTTTCTTTGGCGATAGCTGCGTCACGATCTTTGGTCGTAGCCTCGTCACGTGCCTTATCTGCGGCAGCTTTCAGTGCCTTAGCGGCATCGTTAAGCACCTCTGGTAGTACAGGTATCTCTGGCCCCCACCAGCTAATGTTACCCATAGACTGCATCTTTAGGTACTTGGACTCCTTCCACTTCCCCTTTACCTTACGCAGTATGCTGTACTGCCCGTCCGCCCCGTACGTTCCGGGAAAGATACGGGTCTGCGTTGCGTCGTCGTTAGGGTAGATAGGGAAGCCCCACCCCGGAGAGGAGGCCGTGTCTGACGGGTTCATTATGAAACCGTTTTCACTAGGCATAGTGATCGTATTGGCTTGGGTGAAAGGGCCAACCATGTGGCAGTTAAGTACTGCGTCCATGTCACGGCCCCGCAGCGCGTTGCGCGGTGGTAAACTGGGCTACGTCTTTGGCCTTACCGTGTAGTTGCGTGCTTAGCACGGTCACCCACGTCCTGATTAGGCCACCCGCTTTACCTACCACCCCGAATCCGTTAGCCGGGGTTACCGGGGCGGCACCATCAATCGTTATAGGCCCCGCCAGAGCCCGGTCTTTCCCTTTAGGGATAGGGTTGTGAAACTCAAGGGTAATCATATTACCCACTGTGTTTATCAGGTTGATACTATGGACTACTTTCATATCAAGGACAACCCCACCGTAGCTCTCTGGCACATCACCCTTCACGAATAGACCTTCCTCTGTCAAGGATAACTCCTCTTCGATCCGGGAGTACTCCTTGAATGTGTCAAATAGTACATCGCTCATTTTCTACCTGTAATGTTTGGTGGGTTGATAACTAAACTGCCGCTAAACTCATCGACAACTACAGATACGGTGAGGGGGTGGAACTTACCGCCCCGGAGAGGCCACCGTATCCTGTACCTCACGCGATTTGTCGTGTAGTCGGCAGTGGCTGACCCCGTAACGTCTACGGCCAGACCGAACTCGGTAACTACAACATCACCTAGTTTAGTCAACCGGCCCGGCCCCGCTGTGTAGTGGTTTTGCCCTTTGAACACCTTAGGGTGTATAAGCTGGCCCGGTTGTGAGATAAAGGTAGGTAGCACACTGGTCTGGTATCTGCACTGGTACTCGCTGGACAGCCTGTGTACCCACGCGGGGCCGTTAGTGGCGGGAAGGTAGTGCAGGCCAGTCACAGCCTGATTCGCCCACGATATCTGCTCTCCTTTGATTCCCACGAACTCAAATGGGGAGGACCCTGCTGGTATCTCTATCGTGCCTTCCGACACTACAGGTAGGCGAGAAGGCAGTGCCCCGAAGTACACGTATATCTCTGATTGGCAGAACACCCCTACAGAGCTAGCACCGTCGATGTATGCCGGAGTAGGCTCTATGACGATCTTCGCAGAGGCACCTGAGTCATTAGGTGTAGATGCTCCTGAGTCGAAGGTAGAGCCTCCATCTAACCCGTCTCCGTCACCCTGCCCGGTTCCGTTACGGGGGTCTTCGCTTCTCTTAGGAGGGGTTAGGTAGGCGGGGTAGCCTTGGAGTTACCTTTGGTGGCGTTAGGGTCTCGGGCGAACCCGCATGACCATCTCTCGTAGACAGAGGTGTACGTGACGGATAGCGCACCAAAGCACACGAAGCTAGCCGATACGTCACCAGTAGCCACGTCTAGGGTAAAGCTGGGGGGAGCTACGGACGCTAGCGTATCCGACAGGAATCCCCCTACTGGCGAGAAAGTGGCGTTAGATACGTTTGCATACTTCAGGCTCGATGTGCTGGAGTTATCGAAGACTATGGTCTCCGTGATGGTAATACTTACCGCGTTGTTTACTCTACTCGGTGTCTGGCCGGAAGTGGATACGAGGGTAGGTGAGCCGTCACTACACCATACCCGCACCCACGCAAACCCATACGGAACTGCGATAGCCTCTCCGTCCTCTTTTTCCAGTACCAGAACTATGGAAGACTCGCCCGCACTATCGAATGTAGCTTGGGCGCTGGCGGATACCTTGGAAGACATTGGGCTACCCCGCTAGAGATTACTCTGACTCACCATCAACTGCGACAATCACCTTGTTACCGGAGAGACTATTCGCGCCCGCAGGTACGATGCGCTTGTACCACACCGGAGTGGCGGCAGGCGTGGTAGTGAACACTATGGTATTGCCGGAAATCCATGACCCGCTCCAGCCCGCGTTACGCAGTGTGAAGTACGGCTTGCTGAATGCTGGGTTGCTGGGGACAAAGTTGCTGGAGGTATTGCCGGAGCCAACCACCCCAAGCGTATCGCCCGAGACCGTATACGCAGAACCGGAGGTAAACGTCACTGTCCACGTCTGCTGTACGGTGCCGATGCTGTCGGTAAGCACCGGGTACGTTGCTTCGTCGTAGATACCGCCAACGCTGGTCTCTACCCATCCCGTAACGCCACACGCAATGCTACCCGGCTTGATGCAGCTACTGACGTAGGTAGGGCTGGAAATGTTGAACGCATACGCCAGAGGTGTCGTGGCAAAGGCCAACGTAGCTACGTTTCCTGCGTAGGTAGCATCTGCTGATAGCACGAGGTACTGTTCATTACCCACACCATCCACAGTCTGCTTGTCGCTGATGCGTACGGTCATGCCAGATTTGAAGATAGCATCGGCTGCTGCCTCCACAAGAACGGTACACGATACGGCGGATAGCGAAGCGTTGCCGTTAAGGGTACCCGCCCCGTAAAGCTGTTCACTGCCTGTGATGCTGCTCTGCGTATCGATCTGCGTTCCCGGAAATACCAGTACCCGGTCATCCCCTGCTGTAGGCTGGGCAATGAATACCTTCGGGTCAATCAAGGCCAGATCGGAGTCATTGGCTACATGGATAAATGCCTTACGGTATTTGGTACTACCTGCCGCCCGCTCTGCCTGCGATACGTCAGGGAGCATGTTGTTCTTAACCCCGGACGGGGCGACAGTAGCCGTCATTCTCCCGCCGTTCGTGGCGGAGTCCGAAATCTCGGACGGCTTACGCCAAATCAATTCACTGGATACGATGCTCATGGCTATTCTCCATTAGGTTACAAAAATGAAATCAATTTCAAAGTTACTACAAAGTAGTCAGTATCGGCATACTCTGTACGAGATACTAACGGCCTAGCCTCCAGCACCGGGGGTTCGTAGTGGCGGAAGCCTACTGTAAACACTCTGGAGCCTAGAGTAAGCTGGTACTGCCCGTCCAGAACTCTCGCCATCGATTGTAGTTCCTTAACTTGGGCATAGGTCTGCCATCCTTGATCCTCCTCAGAAGCGAGAGTTATAGCAATCGGGCCGGAGACAGGAGCGCTATACAGAATAGGTGCCCCACCTAGCGTAGTCTTTAGCTCCTGTACTACGCTAGTAAACAGAAATTCATCTGTCCAGACCAGTCCATTGTTCAGAACAAGAGACCCTAGTTGAATTCCCATAGTTAAACCTCCATACGTTTCAATGCCTGAATAAGGGCCGTTGCTTGCTGCCTCTCCCCGAATAGCGAGATACGCGAACCTCCTACATTGAGGTTGATGTCTACACTGCTTCGCGGCATAGAAGCGGACGCAGTTGACGATGCCTCTGGTGCCTTAAAGGTAGGCATACTGAATGGTGCGTTAAGCCCTCCACCCGCAAACTTAGGCAGAGCCAAGCCTTGCAGGAATGCCCCGGAGAATCCGCCCCTAGCCGCTGCCTGTAACCCCATGAAAAACTTCGACCCAAACATGGAAGTTGTCAGCGCATCCATGACAAACTCGCCATTCGATAGCCAAGACAATACACTATCGCTAGTGCCTCCGCCAGGCCCGGAGACCCTCCCGCCTCCCCCAAAGCGCGGGAGGGCGCTACCGAAGCCTGAGACTTCCCCTATAGGCCCGCCTCTGGCTTTCCTGCCGGGGGACATCCATGCCTTCCAGTCAAAGTTTTGGCTGATATACGGGCGTATCTCAACATCAACTGACCCTTTACCGTTAGTCAGTGCGTTAGCCATATCAGGAGGGGGGACTTTAGCAACATCAGGGACAACCGTAACGGTGGCCCCTCCTTCCGTTACCGTTCCGCCAAGCGGGTCACCGGGTTGAGGCATCTTCCATTCAGGTGTAACTACTACCTTTAAGTCCGTCACCGTAGTCGTTAGATATTCCTGTAGCTTCTTAGATGCTGCTTCTGTAACTATAGGTTGCACTCCGACCTCCGGTACCTTATCACCGGGCTGCTCTTTGAATATAGCGGCCATCAACTCAGTATGCAGTTCCACCCCTGCTTGCGTCATGCCTACTTTGCTTTCCCTTATAGTACTTAGCATATCTATAAGATTCTTCTTCTCTGCCTCTAACCACTTACTGTTTACGGTAGAAGGGTCAATCAGTCCACTCCTCGTTCGTTCTTGTATCTGACCTATGGTGTTTTTCAGAAGGTCTGCGTCTCCTAGCAGTCTTAGCGTCTTATCTGCCGCCACCGCTGCTCCACCCTCTACGTTCGCCCATATCAACATCAAGTCTTGTAGTGCGAGGGATGCCGCCTGTGCTTCCTGCTTCGCCAATTCACTGAAATGAGTAGCCTGTCTAGTCAAAGCTCCTTCGATGTTGTTAACTCCGGCTATCTTAGCCTTCTGGTATGCCTCTCCTGCAGCGTCTAATCCTTTCTGCATCCGCTCAAGAACCTCTTTGCCGATAGGTTCCTTACTACCAACTGCGTCTAGCGACAATACCTCTTTAGCTTTACTTTCTGCATTGCTATAGGCTATACCCATACCCTCCACCGCCTGAGCCCGCGTAGCTATAGCTGCTGTTATAACATCATAAGAGTTAGTAGGATCAGATATTTTTTTATTAGCAGCTACGATAGCACTTTCGTAACTAGCCACCTTCGAGATAAGCGCATCAAACTCTGATTGTTTCTGCGAAGCCTCCCGCTGGGCTTTTATTAAAGAGACTCGCTCCGTCTCGGCAGTGTTCAGTACCTTGTATTTAGCGTCCAAGTCGATAACGTCCTGCTTCTCCGCTGCGCGAAGCCACGCCACGTCACCGAATATCTCTTTTTGCTTTTCATATTTTTCGTCTATTTTTCGTTTTTCTTCATCATACTCTATACCTATCTTACCTAGACGCTTCGTAGACTCAGCGTCTAGTTTCTTATCCTCAGTATTGTTAGCGGCCTTGCGTTTCATATTCGCATAGGCTTCCCCAAGGGAATCTATCATGTCCTTTGTCTGCTTCCGAATCTTCTCTACTTCACCCATAGCCTGTTGTGCAGATAGCTTAGCGGACTCTGCTGCAGCTTTAGCCCCTGCAGCGAGGTCGCTATACATCTTAGAGTAAGCGTTGCTTATGGCAAAGGTGGCGAGCTTAGCCTGCTCAGTGCCTGTTGCAACTACTTTAACCTCTACGTTATTCTTAAAACCAGCAAAGGAAGTCTTCACGCCATTCAGCGCCCGTACTACTAACGCTAACCCTTGAACAGATTTAGCAGTGTCGAGACTATTGAATATCTTATTGAGTCGCGCCGATACCCCAACACTACGTTCTGTTTCCTCACGGAAAGACTTGCTAGCATTACGCGCCTTCTCCAATTCAAGAGTAAGTACTGCTATGTTCGCTGCTTTTGTGGCTTCTTTTTGACCTGAATCATTAAGTGACCCAGTAGCCGATCCTTCAGTCAAGACAGGCGAACCTTGAGCCGCTAGCTTCCTCTCTAGGTCTAGCTCTTCTTTACGTAAATCTACCATCTGAGCAAACTTAGACTTAGTACCGTCTAATCCTTTCTGGAACAGCGCGATAGCCTCTTGCTGGTCGAACGTATTAGCGAATACGTTAGTCAAGGCAGTACCCGAAACACTTAACGCCTTTATCTCTCCGTCAATAAGTTTTAATGACTTGCGTTCATTAGCAACCACTTTATCTATCGCAGACGCAGCCTGTTCAGCCCCAGAAAGTTTCTGCATCAAGACTAGCCCTGTACCTACGCCACCCTTCGTTAGTTCTTGTTCAAGTTTTTTTCTCTCAGTTAGCGCAGCGTTAACGGCCCTCTCTTTAACTTCCCTAGCAGCTAGTAGACTAGCTTGCATTGCGAACCCAGCAAACACAGCATCCATTGCCCCGTTAGTGTTCTGTCCACTAGCGCCCGGCTTCCGTGGGTCGAAAGTTAACTTCTTAGCTGCTTCGTTAACCTTTGACATCTCAAGCAGAACACCGCGCATAATAGGAGTCAACTTAGCTGCCTCTTTAGCAGCATCCTCGTACCTACTCTTTAGAATCTCTACTTGCACTGCCGCCGCTCTCGCTTCTTCTTCTGTGTTTAGAAACGAAGGCGGAGTCACCCCTAAAGCTCTAAATACATTAGAGATAGACCTCGCAAGACCATCCCACATGCCTATAGCCTGAAGCAAATCCTTTATCATGGTAGCAAAAAAGAATATCATAAGAAAACGCATCAGTAAGCCGAATAGTCCAGTAATCGCTTTGTGTAGTAGGTTAGCCCCTGCCGCCGTGAGGTAAAAGAACTTAGTACCGGCAGACTGCGCAGTTTCGTACTGCAGCGTTAATCCACTAAGATTAAGCATCCACGTTTTAACCGATGCACCAAAGACAACTGTGGCAGCGGCTGACCCTACCATTATTTTCCTGAACAGCATATCGAATATGCCAGTGAGGCCCCCTACAACCCTAGAGAGGTTACCTACACCCTTAGAGATAGAACCCGGTGCGGTAGCTGCTAAAAAGGCGTTACCTAGCGCATTCTTAAATGCGGTTCCTCCCGCCACGGCTGCAGAGACGACACGGTTAAACCCAGCCTTAACAGCGGCTACAGCACTAGAGTATGTAGGGCCTATCCCTCTAATCCCGCCCGCAAGTGCGTTTTCTAACGCAAGAGATATTTGGTTGCCCGCCACCCGTGCAGCTAAGACTAGCGCTCTCAATTTAGCGTAAAAGCCACCAAAAGGGGCAGCAGCGGCCCCTGCGGCATACGCATTCGATAGTGCATTAGCTATAGCTGTTGCGCCCGCCTTTGCGTCCGCTACCATCGCAGCTAGTCGCGCTTTGATATCCAAACGGGCTATACCGTTGTTTACTAGACCTATCGCCCCGTTTAGTCTAAGTACTCTGTTTTCAAGTTGCGTTGCTGCTGCCTGCGCTGCCTGTAATTCAGCTATGGCAGCGTTGAGTCTTGCTATCTGCCCGGCGTATTGGCCTGCTGATCTATTACCTGTAGCTGTCCCTAACGCTGCGGCGGCCACTCGTTTAGCCTCAAGGGCTATAACGCGTTGCTGCAGTAAAGATATGTCTCTCAGGCCGCGTAACGCAGAAGCACCGTACGCTGTCTGTAACCTAGTATTCGCTGTAGCGAGTAGAGCAGAGTACTGTGTAACTAAGTTATTCAGCCTAGCATGATTAGCTCTTAGGGTGTCTATAGCTGTCGCTAACCTTATCAGACTAGAGTTCTTATCTAATAGGTTAAATAACCCGCCCGTCCGCTGTGCCTGTGTCGCTAGTGCAGCTTGGTCTGCTGCCGCTTTTCTGGAAGCAACGCTAGTACCAAACAATGCGGCAGTAAACCTACCTATCAGTGGGATATTCTGGTTAACGATACTACCTAAGATACCAAAGAGAACACCTAGACCTTTTATCAAACCAAAAGCTATCAGTAAGGCAGAGAAGTGAAGTAACGCTCCCCAGTCTACGCTTACACCTTTAGCGCCTTGGGTAATACTGCCTAGATAGTCTATAGCTCTACCTATCATTCTGATAGACTCAATAATACCTTCAGCGGAGCGACGGAGACTGTCTATGTTTGCCGGGTCTTTAAGAGCGTCACCCATAGAAGTCAAGGCTTCAGTGAGCGGTGGCAGTACAACCTCCCCTACCGCTGCAGCTACTTTGTATAGGTTATTGGTAAAGACTGTCCATTGCGCAGATACCCCGGCCAGAATAATAGCTTGCGACTTCTCTGCCGTATCTCCGCCTGTGAAGGCTTCCTTTGCTTTAGCGTTTAGCCTAGCCATTACACTGGCTGCTTGTGCTGCCTCTCTATAGACATTAACCTGACCTGCAAGAACCTCCAGCGTACCTTCTTCTACAGTTAATTGATTTGAGGCTATCTCCCGGATACGCTCTACTACTTCCTCTGATTGCCGTAAAAAGTCCAGTTCTCTTTCCCGTTGCGCCTGCATCTTGGACATAGCCTCAAACATGCGGCCTTGCCCTGTCAGCTTGGCTTTCATAGCTGACGCATCTTCCACGTTCATTCTGTTCAAGGCATCGGCATACGCGTTAAGCGCCCCGATACCATCTGTGGATACTAGCTTTATCCACCCTTGTACACTACTTAACGGCCCTTGCATAATAGCCGCAAAGTCACCGGCTTTAGCTTTGAAGTCGGCAAAGATTTTGGTAAGGGTAGTACCTGCAGTTTCTGCAGTAAGACCCAAATCAATCATGGAAGCCGAAAGCGCCGCAGCTTGAGGGAAGTCTACAGACCCGCCCAGATTACCGATCCGCCGAACCACGTCAAATAGTTCTTTACCGGAAGCTACGGATGCGTTAGACACCGCAACCAGCGCAGACATTGCATTTCTGAATTTGTCTGGCGGGATGTTAAATACGTTTACCAGCTTACCGAAGGAGTTAACCACCTCCTCCGCGCCCATACCCAAAGCGCTAACTGCAACAGACACCGTAGATGTAAAGGCTACTAAACCTGTAGGGTCTCCCTCCCCTAAACCCATCTGTCCGCCCAGCGTAGCGATCTTAGCTAGGTCAATAGCTGTGACGTTTACTTGCGTAGAGAGGTCGCGTAACCCTTCTTTCAGTACAGTTACTTGTGATGTCGTGTACTTAGTAGTCCGGGCGGCGTTAAGAAGTTCTGTCTGAAAGTTGATAGACTCTTTGATCGGAAGGCTGATAGCAGCAAGTGCCGCTATACCTGCCGATACTGAGCCTACAAATCGAATAACCTTAGACTCTATCCCTTTCAGGAAGCCACTTAGGTTATCGATACCGTTAACTTCTACGGTGATAGACGGATTACTCACTTAGGTACCCCTTGCGCTTGCTGTTGTAGTTCCTCCATGTGACTCTTGAGGGAGTTCCCAGAGGATAGTACAGTAATGGACGAAACCGTATCTGTCACGTATGCGTAGCGGCGGCTACCGTCTAACCTAACTGCCGTATCTACATACGCATTAAACACATCTAAGGGAAGATTATAGATGTCATCCAGAGATAACCCCGACTGCGCTAGTAGGAGTATCCCATCAAGTAGTGCCTCTCCCGACCTATCTACTCCGCTTTTTCTTCTACGGCTAGGTTTGCGTCCAGAAGGCGAAGGTTCGGAAGTACCTTCTTCGTAAAAAAATCACGATTAAGCACCATAACTGCTTGGATAAGCAAAACGCTTTCGTCTGTATCCATATCCAGAAGTTCATCTTTTGTGACCGACGATAACGAAACTACGGCAGTAACAATGTCTTCGTAGTATTTTGAAATCAATTTCAAAATGAAGCTAGGGTCTTGCATTGTTGCTGCGGTGAATTCGCCATCTTCCGTGTTCATTGCGATGTCTGACATTACTTTTGCGATAAGGTCAGTGACGGGCTTCATAGTCCGTAACGTAACTTTTTTGATGACTACCTCTTTACCGAAGACCGGCAAGGTAATGCTACTCTTGCCGAATAGCTGCGCTAATGTTTCCTGTACACCACTCATTTAGATACTCCTGATAGTAAAAATAAGCCCGCCGAAGCGGGCTCAACCTAAGCGAAGGTCTCACCCAATGCGTTACGACACGTTGATCTGACGGAAGAACTTACTGCCGGTAAGCTGCAAGGCATCCGACAACAACGAACCTTTCAGGGACACGGTACCCAACTCATCATTGATGAGGGCGTAGCCGGTCATAGGGTCAAACTGTGCCTTAAACAAGTCAACGATAACTGCCTTGTCGTCCACGGTATTGATACCCTCGAAACGCAACCAACGCTCAGGAGCCGACGAAGCGGTGAACGCATCCACCTTCGTGTAGCCACCGTAGGTGTAGCCAATATGGAGACCGTGGGTAGCCGGTGCGGTAAGCAAGGCTGCGGCTGTGACGATAGCGCCTCCCGCCTTCAGGATGATGACACCATTCTTCGCGTCAACCGTGTAGTCGGTATCGAGTACGTACGTAGTGGCATCGGTACTGTCTTTGACTACAACAGCGGAGACGGTAGGGTGATCCAGAGTGAAACGAACGCCACCCGCCGTATCGGCAGGGATTGCGACATTCTCGGCGGCTACCGTTGCGCCCGCCACAGTTGCTTTGGTGCCCCAGAGCGACATAGACAGATTGTCCAAGTTCAAGTTGTCAAGCTTGAATTCAAACATGCCCTTCTTTTCCTTCGTCACAGTCAGGTCGATCAGACGCTGGCCGGATTCAGATTCCTTGTGCTCGAACTTGGTAGTTTCGATGTTGAGCGTAAGCTCGGGGACGTTACCCAAGGGAGTGAACCCTTTGGCCTTACCCATAGCATCGCGCTCAGCAATGTACAAGCTACCTTGTCCAGAGTAATAATAATTTGCCATGATGAAGCTCCTTAAACAGTGTTGAGATTGCCGATAACAGGTAGGGTAGTCTGCCACACCTGTGAATACAGAACTATACCGTCTCCTGATGCAGTTGCCTCCGGGCGTTCACCTACAAACCGCCACGGTCTTGAATTTACACCTTTGAACCCTAGCACCATAGACCTTATCTGATCTAGTAGCGCGTATGCTTGTTGTTTGCTATCTGTCTGACCCGTATATCCGTATTGTACAGCCACAACTAGCATAAACTGTACCGCCACTAGAGAGGCCGCGTTTACTTTAGTAACAGGAGTAACCTCATTGTTATGAGGAATCATCCCGTCATATACGACTGCAATAGCCGGTAGAGGTTGACCGGAGGCTAATGCCTCTAAATCCTCGAAACTGTAAGCAGAGAATCCGCTAGCAGCAAACGCCGGGACGGACTTCACCAAGCCTATCAGTTCGTCTTCTAGTTGGGTAAGAGTAACCATATCACCTTTTCTATGCTATTAGCTTTTTGACAGACTCACGAACTTTATCCAGTACAAATTCTCTATCTTTCGCGTTGAACCCGATCATGCGACGTTTCTTATTAGGTGCTGCACCCTGCTGATGATACCTGCCGTACTTTGCAGTATCTTCTTCCCGCCCGTTTTTTCCTTCGTAGATGATGCTTTCGATACCGATACGAAACCCTGCACCTATAGCAGAAGCGAAGCGGCCAGCGGGACGACCCTTGATAACTTGTATAGAGTCGTACAACTTCTGTGTGTTCACCAGAATTTTTGCACGGTTTAGGATAGGCTTACGTTTTTTGTATCCGGGGGCCAGTTCCTTCCACTTAACTTCGTCCGGGTCTACACCGCGCCGAAATCTCTCTTTAATACGTCTCACTAAGCCGTCACCTATCTCCTGCTTGTCCAAGACAAAAGGCATCCCCGCCCGTATTTCGGCGAGTTTGCGTTTTAGTATCGTAGCGCTAGCGGGAGCCCGAGCCATGTGTTACTCCACGGCTACGGAGTGCGAAGGCCAGATGTATGTGCCTCGGGGCCTAGTGAATGCCTGTAGAGCCCTAGAGCCTTTCCTGTCAAGCCCTGTGACCCCTGTCATAGCGGCGTACTTGGCTTTATCCTTGGCAATGTTCGCGGGGTTAAGCATTGCGTAGGCTGCAGCCTTGGATACGCCTGCTTGGACTAGCTCGGTAGGCAAGCCATCAAGTAGGTCAGCGTCCGCCCCGGTACTAAACCCTGAGGTGTACGAAACGGATACGACATATTTACCTGCGGTGTATGTGCCCAGCAAGGCTACCGTACCAAGTTTGAAATCGATTGCAAAATACTGAGAGGCGAGAGCGAGGCCAGCGGAGGTAAGCAAGCCTTCTCCGGCCAGTCCTACCGTAACCGTCACGGGATCATCTTTGGAGACAAAGCTATTGCTAAGGCGCAGCTTGGGGTGTGTTAGCTGGTAGATACCAAGGTCGAAGTAATCAACTTGGGTACTACTGACTAAGGATGTCTCCAAAGACTCCTGCACGTCAGGGAAGGTAGCGTCTAGCGCAGACTCCGCAGTGGATAAGGCCCCCGGTGAAGTCTGGATGCCCAGTACAGTTAGTACGGCATTGGCTGTAGCTAGACGCATACTTTCTCCTACTCGGATTTGCGGGTACGGGTACCCTTGACGGCGGGCTTGACCGGAGCATTGTCTTCAACAGCCTTGAAGTAGAAGTGCTCGTTATTCGACGCATCGAAATAACTGTCATCCAGAAGAACAGCGGCATGTTCTTCGGAGACCTCAACAACTTCATTCAAAACCACAATGCGGTCAGACCCGAAAGCGGGAGGGCACATATATGTACCGCCCGCCACCATTTTCAGTTTAACTAAGTTACTCATGTTCACCATTCCTTATAAAGTTACCTACAAACTTATCGCTTGTTCATCCAGAACAAGATCACCTGATTGGTCGTGCTGCTGCTTGTGATACCACCAGTAGCCGTACCATTCGCCAACGTAGCGCCAGAGATGGTGACAGGCGTTCCCACCTTAGCCAACGTGATAGCGTTACCTGCCGTACCGTCCGCTACTGCAGTCAGCGTAACTACAGCCAAAGCTGCAACCGCCATAACCGCGTAGCCGCCGTTCTTCTCGCGCTCGTTAATCGCGGCAGCAAGCGAAGCAGCGGCTGCCGTATTGCTTGTGTCCACGGAGAACTGCGTGTAGTCAGCCGGGGTACCCACCACACCAGTGTACGTCAAGCCATTGACGGTTACGGTGTTACCCGCAACAGCCGTAGCCAGAGTAATGGTGCCCGTGGCCCGTGTGTCGAGGATAGAGACGTTCACTGTAATGTCAGTGATCGTGCCTGCCGCGTTGTTCAAAGCTTTGACGATTGTGTCTTCGGGGCGGATAGCCGCGAGAGCGTGTTTCGTCGGGGTAGTCTGTCCCGCCAGCAAGTCAATCGACAGTCCTTGCAATTCCTTGAGCATGGAGGCTGCGCTACCCAAGGCGTTACCTTGCATACCGCTACCGCCGTGACCCAACATACCATTCTGTTCAAGTGCCATTTCGTTTCTCCAGTGAAATTGATTTCAATAAGGCAAAGGGCCGAAGCCCCTTGTCTACCGACCACAGATTAGATGTTGGTGTACTTCACGCAAGCATCGGTTTCTTCGATCTGGAGAGCCACACGTGCGGTGAGCACGACGATGATTTCACGAGAACGAATGTCCTTGTCGGTTTCGACTTGGATTTGGCGCTGGATACCGAAGATCAAGTTCTGGGGATTCAGCAACATGCCTTGGTTACCGGAGCCTTGGGCGGCGATCATGGGAGCGGCTTCGACTGGCACACCGTGTGCGTAGATCGGGCCACCGTTGACCAACATCGAATCACCGTAGCCGGTAGCACGAGCGGCAACCACACCACGATACTTGATCGTGTTTGCCACAGAAACGATGTGCTTCATGGAGGCGAGGTTACGCAGGTACTTCTGGGGCATAGCCAGCAAGCCAGACTGGAACATGGCGGGAGTGACACCAGCGGAAGCGTTGTTGACCACGTGGGCAGTCATGCGCTTGAAGTAGCCGTCTTGGAGGGCCAAGAAAGCATCACCAGAGCCGGTATCGGCAAACAAGGCGAACTCTTCAAAGTCGATGGCAACGCGCTCAGCGATCAGGCGCATCAGATGCGACTCGAACGACTGGCCTTCGATGTTGTCTTCCAACACTTCGTAAGGCAAACGAACTTCAGCCAAGACTTCCTTGGTGTTCAGTTGGATTTGGCTGGTAGTCGGCTTGGCGCGATCAGCCGCTGCGAGGTAGCGGTTGTTGATGCCAGTTGCGGGATCGTCAAACGGGGTAGAGCCTTGAGGTGCAGCCTTCAAGATACGGTTTGCGAAACCAATCTTGTTGATCTTGCGCTCAGGGGCGTTCATGCGGATTTGACGAACCTGCTTCAGGATCGTGGGTTGCTCCATAACGAGGTCGATGAACGTGTTTGCCTGTTCGGGTTGAAGCAAGCCACCGTTGGCATTCAGGTCGGCCAACACGAGGTCGGCACGGCGGGCAAGTTCTTGATTAGTAGCCATTGTGATTCTCCTAGATAAAGTAAAGCGGGTGAGGGTCAGGTGGGTTTAGGCGGATGCCTTACCGAACATACCCAAGAATACATCCTTGGTTCTGTTAGGGGCTGTGTCGCCGCCATCGGAACGGACAGTTGTCGAACCTTCAAGCGACTGCACGCGCTCTGCAACAAGCTTTACCGAATCACCAAGTGCTTGTACCGAACGAAGGGTTTCACGAAGGGTTTCACCATCCGTGAGGGTAGCTGCTGTAGCTGCCGTAGCTGCCGGTGCGTCAGAACGAGCGGCCACCACAGGTGCGGCAGGAGTAGCTGCAGCAACAGCGGCAGAAACTGCTGCCTTAATCATCTCGGCCACTTCAGCGCGGGTGATAGTGTCCGAGGGGGTCTGCACCACGGGGGTATCCGTAGTAACAGAGGTAGGGGTAGGCGTAGCCACAACGGCTACCGGGTCGGCAGTGGATGTAGTTTCGGCAGTAGTTTGAGTAGCATCGTTTGACACAGGAATCTCCTTAGTTAAGGTGGGGCGGTTGGCGACGACTACCCGAGTAGGTAATGCGTCAATCAAGGTAGCGATAAAGCTAGCGAACTGTGATGTGGCGTTGGTCACCAGAGCTTTCCGAACATCGAGTGGCAATTCGTTGTAGTACAGAATTTGCCGGATCGTTTGTTCAAGTAACTCCGTAGCATCCCGAGACACTCCACAGAACTCTACATCAGCCATTGTAGCCACAAAATCCAACTGACCCCAGCCCCAACTTCCATAGGCAGCTTCAGTAACAGAAGCGGCCATCGAATCAGGGATATCTGCGGTCAGTGATTTGCGTACCGTAAGCTGTACACCTTTTTCTATTTCCAGTAGGCGGGTATCTTCACCCTCCGCTACTGGCTCGCCCCCCACCACGACATAGGACGTATCTGTATTTTGAACGGATTCTACTGGATATTCCAGATTCTGTCCACGCAGCCATTCAGAAACTTCAGAAATTTCCGGGAAAGCTTCTTTATCGAAGCGAAGCGCGGCTACGGAGATACAGTTTTTGCCGTCTGACCTTTTTGAAATCGGTTGCAAAACGGTAACGGAGTACCCTTTCATGTTGATCTGCATCGTCGGTTTGTCGCCACTGTCCGAACATTTCACACGCTTTTTGTCGCCTGCGGTCTCCACCGTGAATTCGGTAATGCCCCAATCGGCTAGGAACTCAGCGATTTGCTCTTCTGCAGCATCCTCCCCAAATTCGATGGATACCAATAACTCAGAGCGAGCTACGGTGCGCTTACGTGTAATGTGTGGTACGGTCATTTCGGGGTCTCCTTTGTCGTCACGAAGTACTTTGAATGCTATTTGATTAGCGGGTAGGTTTACTAAAGATAGAAACTTAGGCCGCACGATACGCGCTACCTCAATCTCCTTTTCGGTTACGTCAGCCATTAGTGTCCATCCTTTCCTGTTACAACATTAAATCTGTGGGTATGGTCGGCAGACATCTCTGTGACAGTATGTGTAGTGATAGCGTGGTAGTGTCCAAGCACCGTATCTGTCCCGCCCTCGACTGGTCGATTGTTTTCGTCCACTCTTAGTAGGTATGCATGGGTATGACCATCCTCAAGGGCAGGCTCTGTGTACCCGGTACGAACCCCGTCATCTTGCACCTGTAGGGTAGCTGATAGGAAGTTAATGATGGCTTCGTAAGAGTAGCCGTTAATATCATTACTTAGCACTCGTTTCCAGAGTTCTGGGTCTTCTATCTTCATGCCGACAACCCAAGACCCCTCTATGAAGTCTGGATCGTTCTTACGGGCTATAAACGTCTCCACTACGTATACCCCGCCCGTGACATCTACGTTATCGTGGTTAACGTCAATCCCGAACCCTTCCTTCATGAAGGCGTAAGCTGCCTCCCGGATGGCTGGCGGTGTCCAGTAGTCCCCCATGACGTTAGGGGTCTCCGGCACCAGTACCTCGGCAAAAACAATTTGTTCCCATTCAACGGAGTCAGACCTACAGTGAAGTGTAATGTTATGCATCGCTTACTCCTATTACTGTTGTCCGTTCTCTGGGGCCTGTTGGCCTACCATACCTGTGGCTTCTGTTTCCTTCAACTTGTTATCCTTCTGTCCTTGACCTACGTGAATATTATCCGTGGCCCCACGTAAGGCTAGAGACATAGGTTTGTCCATCCACTCATCGTAGCCCTCCGCTCCGGCCTCAGGGTACTCCGGTAGGTCGATCTGGAGTAACTGGTTGCCCAGCTTATTCGCCATGCGTGGTGTCAAGGCCCCCATGACGTTAAGCGCGGTCATCGACTTGATGATGGTCTCTACGTCAGAAGCCAAAGGCACCCGGCTTACCAGCTTGCATGTCTTCAGACCAAGGCCCAACTCGTTCGACACGAGCATCTTATTGTACACCTCGTCAAAGATGTTGCGCATCGGGAGGTAGACCTGAGTCTCCGCGATGAATGCAGAGACGCGGGCGGTAGCGAAGTTGACTTCACTGGACAGGCCAACAGCAATAGGAGGGAGACGGAACGAGGAACGAATCTTTGACTGGTTTGACTCGTCATACTCTTTGAATAGGCCGTCACTCTGGCGGGCATCCGTAAGCTTGTCGATCTTCAGAGTTACCGTAGCACCCTTCTCATCCAGACTCTCCCGCTCCGGCACCGCTTCGATGAGAAGTAGCTTGTGCTGGCGCTCTGCCCCGAGACCTTCCTTCTGCAGGATGTCGTGCAAGTCCTTATGAGACTGCCGGGTCAAGCGACCACCGGCTACCGAGAGAATCATCGGAGGGATAGTATTGTCTTGGAAGTAGCGAAGGTTGCACTCTTCCGATTCCCGGCTACCCAGTACAGAAGGTATCTGGTTAATCCAGCGAGGAACCCCATACGGGTCTTCGGACATCTGACGGAAGTGGACGATTTCGGAAGCACGGAACTCAACCGGGCAGGTACCGTACACGCCAGTATCCATGTGCAGTACCCGCTGATCCCCGAACTCCTTAAAGTACCGAGTAACCCCGTTGACCATCTGCACGAAGCGGCGAAACGCCCGTACTTCGGTAATGGTGGAGGTACGTTCGCCACGATTCACCTCATACTGCACGGTTTGAAGGTCGTCATCCTTCGGCATCAGGCGTGTGTAGAAGGATTTGGCGTGCCGGAGAAGGGAAACACGGCCTTTTCGGTCACGAATTACCTCCACAAAAGCGTATCCGTAGGTCTCGTAGTCCTGTGCGACCTTGGAATGCACCGTTGTAAGGGACTCTTCGGAGTTTGCAGTGGAGATAAACGACTCCAACTCTTCCTTTTCCGCCTCGTTAATCGGCACCGTTGGCGATACTGCGGCGATTTCAAAGCCCCCAAGAGCCACATTTGTGACCATTGCGGCCACACATTGACGCAGCATGTTGCTTCGTTCGAGGCAGGTATAGAGAAAATTGGCCGTAAATGGAGGTAAAAGTGCCGAACTGGCTAGTCCGTGGGTAGGAAAAGTATCCTCATACGTCACTTGGCGACTGGTGTCTGCCCGTTTTACGCCCCCAAAAGTAGATATTTTCGCAGAAACCTGCGGTTGCCGGGTACGGCGTACACGTGATGTAGACATTAGGTCTCCTGTTTGCCTTGGTACACATATCCTTTAGATATGAGAAGCTGGTTGACATCTATGGGTGATTCACCTTTACGGGCCGCGAATAGCGTAACTACCCACCCGCCGCGCCCGTATGCGTGTAGCTCTATAGAGCATTTCGATGAAGATAGCAGGGAACGCAAGGTATCCCGTATCTCACCGGCCTCTGTACCTTTGCCAGCCTTGAACGCGCTTGGGGTATCTACCCCCTTAAGCCGCGCCCGGACTCGCTTGTAGAGGCCATCCACGCTCAAATTAACCATGAGTACAAGGTCGTCCCCTGAGTGGACTTCTTCTACCTCTACTTCATACACCTTTTGTTCCTGAATCATAAGCTCTCCGTCCTGTGAGTTACCTCTGAATGAGGAACCACCGCAGTATAGCAAATTACAGACAGAGACCTAAAGTGAAATCGATTTCAATTTGCAAGGCACAATTGTTGAGACGATACTGGCTGTGCCCATTCGGGCCGTCCTTCAGTTTCCCAGAGCATAACGCCCCGGCGCGACCCTAAGTACATGGCGAATGTCCTCCATGTATTCGTGCCGAGCACGTGAAGAACCTTGAGGTACGCCGGTTGATCTGGTAGGAGACCGTGAGGGAGCCTGACCCCCACGGCATCTACAAACGCTTCGTTGAAGTGGATATACGCAGTCTCGATTGACTGCATTGAGCATACGTGAACAACCCCACTAAGGCAAGTGTGTTTCCGTGGTTGTCTAGCTGCCCGTAGTCCGTACTTTTTTGAGTTTCTCATTTTCCTGTACTAGCCTTTGAATTTCATCTAAGGCACACTGGTAGTGCATGAACCCATCATTCCAGCAGCCGAGCCTGTGAGTATACACAGATATCTTCTTCTCTAGCTCGACCCGCTTGCATCGGTCTGTGCAATACGGGTGCCATGAGCATGGAGTGTGGTCGTCACACTCTACGCGGACTGGCATACGAGACCAACGCGGCGCGTCCCTTTAATATGCTTCGCCCGGACAAACGGCAAAGCATTAGCTGCGTCAACAACCAGAGAAGGTTCGACGGATGCGGGTGGCACAACAACTAAGTAGACATCCTTCTCCCAGTTATGCACGCTGCTTTTCCATTCTGGGGATTCGTACCCTCGGACAATAGATAGTCGCCTACATCCAGTGGCGTGCAAGAGCATGTCGTATACCGTCCCGGCCAACGCAGCCATCCCGACTTTCTCTTCCGGTAGAACATTGCAAGCCCCGACACTAACAGCATCGCTATACAGGAAGTCCGACAGAACAGTAAACTTGCTTGTCCGTACATGCTGGGCCTGACGTGTTCCGCCTCCATGATAAGAAGGGTATCCACCTCCCCGCCAATCGAAATCCAGCTTGAACTCTTCCTTCTGGCGTTTGCGCGTTGTCGGTGAACTTGAGTAGCTGATGTACTTGGGTTTCGTTGTTCCGACATATCGATTCTCATACAGCGCCCGCCGTGGGTCTCCTATATCTATTTCAGAGGCGCGAGACGCTACGCAAATAAAGGGAGACTCTGAATAGGTAATGGTGCGCGACACCGGGAGATTCTTGTCGATCCAAAACGCCGACAAAGCAGGAGGGTCTTCAATGTCATGTAGGACAACATCGCAAGCAGCCCCGTGATCCCATCTATGGTACGAAGGCTTATCCGGGTCTTGGTATTTCACAATCAGCCGAGACAGAGAAGGTGATATGTATCCGTAGGAAATAGAGAGTCTGCTATACGCAAGCAACGGCTCCAAAATCCGCTGGCATAAAGTAACCCCCTCCTTCATTGCGGTACTACCGCCAGAGAATACGTTCGGGTATCCTTTGGAGTAGACCGAATTACAACCCATGAAATCAGATAGTAAGAAGTGCTCAGATAGTCTGACCTCATCCGGTCTTTCATTTTTTGACAAGTAAGTCTCCTATGCGTAAACGAAGAGATTCCATATTACCATTGTTGTCGATTTCAGCATCTATCCAGCTATCGCTGATTCCCATCTCAGACGCATGTGTGTCCGCTGCATACGGAGTCTCTTTCCGATGTACGTGCCAGATGGTTCCGCCCATGTAACGAATCGCTTGAGCCTCTGAAGGAAACCGCACATCCGGTATGACGAACCCAGACCGCATGTAGGACTGCCGCTGCATCTTGGCTACAAGCAAGTCAACCCATAAAGTCTCCGAGACAAGATCGCGCCCCCACTCTGTCCCCAACGTCTGCATCAAGTACCGAGGCGTGCGTCCACAAAGCAAATCTGATGGCACCTCCTTTTTCTTCTCATCCCAAAAGAGAGAACGATCCACTTCAAAGATTGTGGTCAACGCTTCCTTGATTGGGTCACCAAACGACAACCGGGTAAAGTTATGTACGCCAGTAAGGAACGAAGCAACCGTATCCTTCCCAACTCCTTTACCCCCAGAGATTCCAATAATCTTAGGCATTCGCCCCTCCCGCATTCCGTGTAGCCAACCACTCCGGTAATTCCTTTCGTGTAGCCAACCACTTAGGCAGGATAGTAGGATTCCTGCAATCAATCACTGCACCATCCAATACATACTTCGACGGAGTAAAAGAGCGAAGGTAGGCAATCATCTCCTTCCTCTTTTCACAAATCCACGGCGCTTCTGTCTTCAGACCGATTACCGGCGAAACAACCTCGTTACTGTAGCTCATACATTCTCCAATAGTTAATGAAAGACAACATCCCCGCTCGACATCTCTTCAGCCGTAGGTACTGCCGACATACGTACCGAAGTAATGGCCGATTCTATTTTCACCATCTTCTCGTCAACGAGAATATCCACCATTTTGGTAACCAGAACAACGATATCCGACTCTTCTGGCATCTCTTTCATCGCCAGAAAGAATGCGTGCATGGTATATAGAGCGTTAAATACCATGACAGGGTGCAAAGTATTCTGAGCGCCATCCATACACCCGTCGATAAACGTGTAAAAAGTATCCCACGAAGAGACTTTAGTAAGGATACCTTCGCGTATTTCACGCTTAATTTTGGCTATTCTTGCCGTTTTCTCGCCAAAAAGTACTTGTTTTTGATTGTTTTTCATCTAATTTCCGTAAAAATACCGTATAAACGGCCAACATTACCGCAAATTCAACGAATTTACTGCCAAAAACGAGTAAAACGATGATAAATACGGTAGAAGGCATGGGTTTTATCCTGAGAAGGAGTTACCACTACCCTGAGAAGTGGTTACCCTATCCTGAATGTGCCTGTGAAACCCGCTGTACGTATGCGTAGGTAGCACCTGTAGCCGTCAGCGACTTCTCGATGAGCCGATACAAGTTAGGTGGTGTGACGCTACATGGAATACTGTTCCTCACGCCCTTGGTCTCGCTATCAAGGGTCTGACCGTCTAATGGGCCTCCCCGAAATGTCAACTTTCGTATGCTCATGTGCTCTCTTGGTTAAGGATTGATGATCTACTTGCTGGCCCTTATTATGACGCATCCAGAAAAGGACTGACAATACTCACGGAAGTTTGCTACGAGTCGCAATACCCACCTGATTTGAAATCGATCTTTGCGTTGCAAATTTGAAATTGATTTCAATCTCAAAACGAAGAAAATCATGCTGGCTCAAATAGAAAATTCTATAAGAAAAAGAAGCAAAGAATGTCATCTCTATTACTCCGTAAACGGCGAAGCCGGTCGTCGCAGATTGGCTTTCCGAAGAAAGCCATACGGGTGTATTCAAAAATCGATACGTACAAATAAACGACTCCCCCGAAAGGAATGGCGATGCTATCGTTTTGGATGATCGATTATTTGGTCGGTGTCGGTGTCGGTGTCGGTGTCGGTGCCTTTTATAGGCTATCCAAGCCATGCTGTAGGCTTCAACGCAACATGGCCTGTAGGGTAGTAGCGTGATGACGTGAAAATCGATTCTAGACCGATTAAATCGATTTGCTATCGTATAGATAGCGATTGATTTTGGGAAACTGTGTTAAGGGTTTCAAGATTAATAATGATGTATTCTCTTACATCATCATTAAGCGCTATTATCTCTAATGCGGTAAGACAATAGAGATAATCGCCTGATAGGATAGGGTTACCCCTATCGTCATACAATATAAACATATTAGTCCAATCTGATTTGTGGTTTATATACTTGGGGGATATTATCCCCCAAGACTATTTACCCAAAGATAACCC